TTCAAATATATCGTCATATTCTGAAGAGTGGAATTTGAGCATTTCTGTAAACTGTTCTAATAAATCATTATCTTTTATATCTAAATCTTCAATATATGCAATAGCTGCATCTACAAACTCTTCCATATCTAATTCAGAACCACCAAATCTATACCCAACTACTAGCTCCATATATTCTTCTACTTTATCTATATACTCACTTATTTCATGAGTTTTTAACACTTCATTCATTTTTTTGAAGGCTAGCTCTGGTTTAATATCTATATCTGCTCCATGTGGGTCACAATAAAGAACTCCTGTAATACCGTTCGCTACTTCATTTTTATCAGCTAAAGGGTTTTTCTTTTTCTTTTTATTATGATCTGATTTTACAGGATATAATGATCCTTGATATCCATGACCATAACCATATTGATAACCTGTTCTAGTTTTTTTGTTGGCTATCTTTTTAGCACGTTTCTTTAATTCATCTACTGCATCAATATTGTATTGATCTAGTTCAAATACAATTTGACAATCAGCTACATACAATAGATCTTCACCAGTTATTACTTGTTCTATTTCTTCTCCTTCATCACCTTTAATGACTACTGTAGAGTCTTTAGTTTTAGCATGAATGGCTAATTTTGCAGAATAATCACAATCAAAACTCATAATAAGAGAGAGATAATAATTGTGGTTTCTAGCATTATCTTTTAGCTCACCCATGTCTGTTGAACTAAAATAATTACTCATATCATGATGAGTATGAATCATACCCATCTTCATATCTTCAGCTCTGGGTACACTATCAAAGTAATCAAACACAGTTTCATCAAATTCATATCCTGTAGATGCTGATGTTCCAACATCTTTCAACATCATATGTTCAGCTTTGAACTCCATGTTAGCGATATCTTTGATTGTTCCTTCCACTGTATAAAACAGGATTCCTGACCATTCTTTCTTTCCAATTTGATTATGAAAATAATTAGAAAGATTCATTAAGTCTTTACCTAATACTAATGTAGGTTTTTGATCAATTTCAATTACTTTTGGCTGCGACTTCTTCTTTTCTTTGCTTTTTGTTTTTGACATATTCGTTAATAATGTTTGTTATTTGATTTTGATAATATTCTGTTAATGCTTTTTTAGCATAAGGGTTTATTCTTACTTCAGGTTCACTGTTAATTGTTTTTTTGTTATCTGGTATAACCTTTCTTGTAATTGTTTCACCTTTAAATTTAGCATCTAATGGATATGATTCAATTATTTTTTCTTCATCACCTTTTTGTACTTTAGATACAAGTCTCATATATTGTCTATATTCATAATATTTACCATCTGGTGATTTAACTGCTTTTAATGAATCAGGTACACTATTAAGTAATTCATCATTATCTTTTATTTTAAGATCAACAACTAAATTATCCGCTTTAGAATCATTTACTGATACTTCACTATTTTTTATAATTATTTTTCTAAATCTTTCAGTTACTTCTCTAACTAGACCTGTTAATCCTATAATAGGAACAAGGCTAGGTCTAAGTTCTGATATTTTAACAAAAGGATTACTGAGATCTTCAAATTGAATGAAATGATCTACTGTGATTAAAAATTCTTCTAATTTTTCATAACAATCTTCTTTTGTAGATAATTTTTCTACAGTAAATGCACCAGCTTGTGAACTACCTACACAAAATCTTGAAAATTCATCACTCATTCTTGGTAAATGTGAATGTTGATATCCAATTCTTCTTTCTGATTCAGTTATAGTTGATCTTACTCCATATAAATATGAAAAACCAAATCCTTCTCTAAGTTTATTTGATCGAAAAATAAACATTAAATACAAATCTTTAATTGGATGTGATGTTTTAAGATTAGATATTGTAGTATCACCATAATATACCTTTACTCTAATTTCTTGGTTTTTTTCCTCTATGCTTACATTTTCTTTTCCATAAAAATCATAAAATACGGGTTTTAATATTTCCTCTTTTCTTTTTTCAATTAATTTTTGAACACGTTTTTTAAATCTTTCAGATCTATTTCTTCTATAATAATCTTTTGACATTCTTAGAAATCTATCATAAGAATCATAATGTAATTCAGGATCAAGATGATACTGAAATAGTCTCATCATCTCACCTTCCTCTATAATTGCATGTTCTTTCTTTAAAACTTTTTTACCTCGTATAAAATGGCTAGCAAATATATAATTTTCTCCTATAAATTCAAGTTGTTCTTCTGTTAAATCTTCACCCGTTAATAGATGTATTTCTTCTATATCTATTTCAAAAAGTTCTTGTCTATAACCATTCTCCCTATATTTATCAAAAATAGTTCTTATATGATTTTTATCGGAAAAAGTAGATGGATGATAAAGAAATATATCAGGAGAATACAAGTGTTGGTACTTTCTTTTAACTAATATCATAATAAAAAAGGGGAGAGATTAATCTCCCTCCCCTAATCAGATTAGTTAAGTTCTGCTTGAATGGACTCGATATCTGCTTCGAGTTCTTCGATAGAGATACCAATAGTTCCATCAGCATCAAGTTGTTCTACGCTAGAGTATACATCACCAAGGATGTCAATAGCATTCTTCAGTTTTGCAAGCAATTCTGCTTTATCTTCACTAGTTTCTTCTACAAATTCTTCTAGAGATTCTCGCATATCTGCTGAAGGTACGTGTACAGCTGGAAGTCCTCTTTCTTTGCAGGCTGCTCGTAGATCGTTGTGACCTAAATCTTCCCAGTTTGTTTCTTGTGGGAACTTATAGTCTGCACCAGCTTTAGTTTTCTTAGGCATTACGTACATGTGAAATGATCCTTCTGGTAGAGATGCATCTTTTAGTTCAAGTGTTTGACGACCTTCTCGAACAATAACTTTATTGTCAGAGTAGTCTACTCCAAGCTCATCTTGAAGCTCACCAAAAGTGGTTGCTTCGATCATGTGTGTATCTTTTGAGTTGGAAGTAGTGTTCTTAATTGATACTTGTCGTTTCATAGTAGTAGTATTATTTAATTAAATATTTGATTTTAACCAGTCGATTTGTTGTTTACCCTGTTCATGTAGATACTGGTTACATCTACTGAAAGGTTTGCTACCAAAGAACCCTCGATACGCTGATCTTGGGCTTGGGTGTGGAGAAGGTATTACATAATGGTGATCTGGTATATATTTCATCACCAATTGAGCTGTTCTTCCCCATAGAATAAATATCACTGGATCATCTCTATCAAAAAGACAATCAAGTGTTGCTTGAGTGAATTTCTCCCAACCAATTAATTGATGGCTAAGAGATTTTCGATCTCTTACGGTTAGCACTCTATTGAGCATCATTACCCCTTGTTTTGCCCATCTACTTAAATCTGGATCGTGTCTAGGTTGAAAACCTATATCACTTTCTACTTCTATAAATATATTTTTTAAGGATTCAGGTATATCATCCATATCTTCTGTAGTAGAAAAGGCTAAACCATTTGCATGGTAATGAGGGTAAGGATCTTGTCCAAGTATTACTACTTGAACATCTTCGAATGGAGTTAGTCGATAAGCTTTAAATACATCTTTAGAATCTGGATGTACTTTATAATTTTGTCGTTCTGCACGAACAATCCTTTGCAATTTTCCTATATAAGGTTTATTAAATTCTTCTTTAAGCTTTTCGTACCAACTTTTTCCTAGTTGGGATTTAATCCCCATCTTCTTTTATTTCAATTATTTCTCTAGATGGTTCTCTGTGGACAATTCTTAAATCTAATTTCTCAAGAAGTTTTTTAAAGTCTGAATTTAAAGTTTTAAGATTTTTTAATTTATGAGAAGGTACATAATAATCTGGTTCTATACCCTGTCTTTCTAAACTTCTTTCTAATTTTCTATTTCTATTTTCTAATTCACAAATCTTTCTATCTAATGATTTAATCTTCTTATCTACTGTACTTTTAAAGTAAAACATAAATCTAATTATTTAAAAGTTCTTCCCAATCTAAAAGATCGAGTCCATTATTCTTCATATAAGATACAGTTTGATCCCAACCATGTTCGTTGTGATACTTAATTTTCTCTGCTGCATCTTTAAGTTTATCAATTCCTTGCTGTAATACACTTTCAGGAATTGGTATACAAGCTACTTGATTAATATTTTGAGAGCTAATGTAAATACATCTGGTTTTGATAATATATTCATCTATATCATCAATAATGCCTACATCAACTAACTCTTGTTTAAGTAATTCTCTATATAAAGCTTGTTGTCTATCATAATTGTATAACATATAGTAATAAGGAAAACTATCTAAAGATTTAGAGGAAGTTTTTACATCTATGTTATAGATAACTTTATCTACTGTATCTACAATTACTCTATCCATTTCACCTTTCCAGTTAATTCCAAACAATTCTTTGTCAGTAATTTGTTTGTGTGAAAAGGTTATCCACCCAAATTTTTCTTCAAAAAGTAGTTTATTTACTTTTTCGTTATTTCTACAATTTTGAGTGATGTTATTTAATGTTTCTAAATCATCTTCTGTATAGACTGTTTTTGTCTCTATAATCTTTTGAAAGTCAATATATTCTTTAAGTTCTCCATACAGTTTTAGAGCTTTTTCTTCATTACCTTTACTATAACATTGATTATAATAACTAGCAATATCAGCTGTTTGAAGATCTCCTTCATGGTCCATTATAAGTTGGACAAATTTCTTTTGATTAGGAGATCCAGGAGTGTCCATTTCTTCTTGCATAACATACTTATCATCGAATTCTTCTTGTGATGATAATAAATAATCATCTACAAGTGAACCAAAAGCATGGTAATCTTTAGTTTCTCCTGCAACTTGTCGTTGTTTATATAGCTGAAATAATCTAGGATTGGATAAATACCTAAGATCACTGTTAGCTATAGCTGGATGAGCTCTATATCTTTGTTGCTCAGTCATCTGAGTCATCTGAAACCCAGGGACTTCGTTTGAGTTCTTTTCTGTCGTCATAATAAAATTTAAATTCAAATTTACGATCTTCCCAGTTGTCTACTGGAATGATTTTAGGCATAGCTGGATGAGTTATGTACCTTACACTATCTTCTGGAATGAGCGCTTTATATTTATCTGGCTCATCTTCGTGATCTTTATGAAGTGCATCTTCAAAATATTTATAATAGAAGAATAAGTTTCCAGCATCCCAATTAGGATCGTCTTCTACGACTGTGTAACAATCCCATTCTACACGAATAGGGAATTTTTCAATTGAGCCATGTTGATCTATGTGATCTTGAACAAAGGGTCTATAAAATTTTCTTAACTCTCTAACAAGTTTTGCTCTTACATGTGGGCTTCCATATCCAGATAGTAGTTTGTTACCTGATAATACTTGATATCGAGGTTTCCCTGCTACTCTGGGATTAGCTAACATACGTTTCCCATGTTCGTTAACTAACCAGCCATTTTTATTATAGGAGTATTTATCTCCACGGTATTTTTTAGGAACCTTTTTCTTAGCTCCTTTACCTTTATATTTACTATAGTACTTAGCTCTTCGTTTTTTGCTAATTTGTACTCTAGTAATGAATTGTGGTATTGTTATTGATGTAATAAAGTTTGAATCATCTTCTTTCATTAGTATCTTCGATTTGATCTAACTGGCGCTGGACTTTTTCCATTTCTTTTCTTGTAGAAACAGCCTGTGATCGCCTTTTATCAGGATACCTTTCGTACTTCTCTTGGAGATAACCAAGTTCAGCATATAAGGCTTCCTTTTTAAGTCGTGGTTCTGATCCCACAATTATTGAGGAATTGTTCTGCTCCTCTGAGTCCGTTGAGAACAATGAAATCAGAAATGTCTTTAGCTTCGTAATCAGTTGTTTTAAGTTTTCCATTTGTTAAGAATATGTATGGTATGTTATAAAGTTTTTTTAGTTTATTTGCGTTTACAACTCCTGTACGATCAAAATCATAAAAAGAATATAGATTTGTAAATCTTTTCTTTAGATTTTCGATAATATAATCATATGGAATTGTAGTTTCATTCTGCATAGCTATTGCAGGTACTCCTAATCGGTCTAAACACATTACATCTTTGAGTGATTTAGTAATAACGAGTTGATCACCTTTTTCTGGTAGTTGAACCAAACCGTTTATTCTATTTGTATTTCCTATAAATCTATAAACATCTCTTTTATAAAAATATATCTTCCATCTCTGATCACCTGATTCAGTCTTACCAAAATAGTAAGCTAAACATGGATCTTTTGAGTTATGGGTATAGCAAAGTCTGCCATCTAACCATAGTTTATTTATAGAGAATACATTATATTTTTTTACTTGTTGTGATGTAATTCCGTATTGTTGTAAGTATTTTACATTTTCTACATGAAATTTTGATATTTTTACTCGGATTCTTTTTTTAGATGATTTATCCGTTTGATTAGAGCTACGACTACGATGATATGCATTAGAATTACTAGGAATTCTAAGGTCTTTTCCATCCAGTAGATCGGTTTTAATTATAATTAAAGCTTGGTAAAAATCACACTGAAATAGTTCTTGAACAATATTAAAACAATCTTTGGGTCTTTCTTCTGCCCAATCTCTATAATACAGCATTCCGTTGTACCAATTAAAGTTACACGTAGGATGCTGATCACTCCTTAATGGAGAGACAAATAGTTCATTTAGTTTGACTGTAATATCTAAATAGTGCTCAAAGATTTCTTTCTGAGAGACATTTTCCAATATTAGTTCAGGTGTTATATCTGGTTCTATTTCGAACATTTACCAATTAATTGTGAAATTAAAAAAGGGGATACCTTTATCCAGTATCCCCAATTTATTTAGTTATCTAAAACGGACTTTCTTCGTCAAATGCTGCTGGATTAAAATCAGTGTTTCCACCAAATTCATCTGGATCAGAAGCATTATCTTCCTTTGCTTGAGCAATTACTTGCTTCTCATAACTACTGAATTGTAGTCGAGAAGGTTTTACACTCATTTCCTCTATAAACGGAGGATATTTAGGAAGTGTAGCATACCCTTGTTGATTGGCAGCTAGCTTCAGACGTACAGGATTTCCTTCTTCAAGTACTTCATCTGTAAACATAGAGATGTACTTTTCAGCAAAATCTGCATAGCTTGTTGCACCTTTTGTAGCTTCTGTAATTGTTTCTTCATCTACAAATTTAGTAGCAACATGCTTTAGTCGCTGTCGAAAGTTTGCATAAGCAATTTCTACAGCTTCATCGGGCTTCATTTGTTCGCCTTTTACCCATCCTTTGGCTTTAACATCTCTAGGATGCTTTTTCTCATACTTCACAGCGTTCTCACGCTCTCGTTCAGGATCTACATCCCAAACAACATCATCATGTGAAGCACCATTTTCATCTTCAAAATTGAGCTTAAGAACAGGAGGATTTCCTTCCTTAAGTGATTCAAATGTTGGTTTAAGCATCGTGATGTTATCATGAATACCAACAGGTATATGACTACTTCCTGATACTTTGTCTTCTTCAGTTATTGCAAAATTACTCATATTGTATATATGTATGTATTTAAATTAAAATTGGTTATTAAATAGAAAAACTATTTTCTGGAGCTTCTTCTTCTCTTGATGCTTGAGGAGCTTCTTCTTCATTTTCCTCATCATTTGATTCTTCGATTACATCAAGAACTTCAAGTGTGATATAAGTATCACCTTCATGCTCTATTTCATTCATTCTAAATGTAGTAGTTTCTTCAAGTTCTAATGAACTTACCAAACGTGTAGCACTAAAAGTACTAGATTTATCTGATCCTTCTTGACCAGCATATAGTGGTGCATCTTCATTTGGTACTACCATGAAAACAATGTTTCCATTTGCATCACGGAAAACATCAAATCCATTATCATTAAGATTCAATCGTTCAAAAGCTGCATCTGCAACAGTAAACTTTCCTGTTTTTTTACTCCAACGAAGGTCGTAATTAATGCGACTATTAGGGTTACTTAATCGTGATAGTGAGTTAAAATCAATATTACTCATAGTATTATTTATTTATTGTTTTTGGGTTAGCCTTCGTTATATTCGTCAATCTTTTTGACGACATAACCAAGATCATTTGGTATATAGGTATCAAACATACCTATTGGAGATTTTGCTGGATAAGTTCCATCATTGTTGGTGACAAACTTAAATTCCATTTCATCTCCATCTTTTTCGATAGTACTAAATAGGACAATAGTAAACAATCCTTGTGGATTGAAATAGTTATCCAACATCTTTCCTACAGTTTTGAGCTTCATTTCTGATTTTTCGTCTAACTCTGGATGCCACATAAAGAATACTTTTTTACTACTATTCTTAGCAGCTGAAAGTATTTTTGAAGCATTGACGCCAATATCAGAGAACTTTTGATAGCCAACTTCTTTGGCTCTTGACATAAATTCAAATGCCATTACGTATTGAAAATCATCTATAACGATGTGTTCAATATCATCTCTATTTTGTTCAATATATGCAATACAACTAGCAATACTAGATGCATTTGCAGTTTGGAGGTAATTTCCTCCTTCATTTACTTTTCCTTTATACTTATTTTTCCATCCTCTGAATGGTAAATCTTTGTTTGCTACGTTAATATAGACTGTCTTTTCAGGTGGCAGTCCTTCAATATCTAGTTCTGGTACTTCACCTACAGATGTAGATTTCCCAGTGCTAGAAGCACCTGCGATACAAATTGCTGACATAATTAAATTGTGTGTTTTGTGATTCTTTGATTTGCTTGAGGATTTTTTATACCCTCATAATGTTTATCCGTAATGATTTCGGGATGAGTCATTTCTCTAAATATACCATTTTCACCGATAAATTGATAACCAAATATCTGATTATCTGCCCCATAAGTATTTTTTAACAAATGGAGTGATCGAAATCTATTTATTCCCTCATGAATACATTTTTTAATATTCCAACCTGACATTGTATTCAAGTTATATTTGTACGGATTGAACAAAATTGCTGCCATATCACAGTCGTAGAACATTCTACTACTGCCACTAAAGTCACCTTCTTCAGGTAATAGATCAGTTTTCACTCTTCTGAAAGTGTCTCCAACGTTACGATTAAGTTGATTAACAATAACTGGAGAAAAACCAAATCTATCACGAAGTATTTGAGCATATTCGCTCATTTTATCTAAATTTTGTTTGTTGTTGTAACCACGTTCATTCTTTAATGATTGCAAGTGGTCGATAATAAATATTGTGACTTCATTAGGGTCGTCAGGTATATATACTGGTTGATAGGGAGTTGCTTCTGGACACGCTTCTGGAGGAACAATTTTTCTTTTGTCCCCTTTATACATATACAATTTCTCTTTTCCTTCTTCATTTGCATATTGATATAAAGTCCCTTTGCTGAGAGCTTCTTTTCTTAGATGTTTATAAATTCCCGTTGGTGTTTCTGCACCATCTATAATTTCTATATGTTCTTCAAGTGAAGTTACCCACTCATAGGCTTCTTTAATATCTTCATATAAATCATCTGTGATTCTACTTTTAGTCTCTCCCCAACCAAGCATAGAAGCAGTGTCTATTAATATTCCTTTTGTTAAGTAAAGTCTCATACAGACCCACTTAGCTTTACGAAGTTCTTTTGATCTTTCTAATGATCTTAGAACTACTTTTATTTTTATATCTTCATCCTTACCATATCTATTCATCCATAGTATTGGATTTATAGCATAGTTTTGATCTATCCAGGCTGATTTACCTGAACCTCCTGCACCACCTATAAGATGATACAACCGTTTACCTAAGAATATATATTTATTCAAAGTTGGATGAATAAAAGGAATAGTTGTTACATTACCAGAACGTACTTTTTCTATTTGGTGTAATAAGTTTTTCATCTTGCTACGTTCATATTTGAGGTATCTTCATACTCTTCCATTTGTTCTTTGTAAGTATTCCAAAGATTCCCTCTGATGAAATTCTCTAAACTGGTATTAAGTTGTTTGTTTTCTACTGCCCACTCTACGACTTCTAAGACTGTATTATGTAGGGCTTTCGTTCTTACTTTACGTTTGTATAATTTTTCCATCTTGTCCAAATCACAAACCTTAAGCTTGATCTTTGGACCTGATGGATGTTTGAAGTTTTGAATTAGTGCTGGATAAATTTCATTTAATTGTTGAAACCTATCTTTAGAAGCAAAGATTTTGTCTTTGAACTTTTCTGTTACTTCTAGATAATCTGGGTACGATTTGTTATTTGTGTAATAAGGATCTATTAGATAACCTTTATCTACTAAATCTCTAATTTCTTCTTTTGTCCATTTGATATGTCCTTTGTTATGGGAAGCATATCTATATAGATTGGCTATTTCTTTACCTCTTTTTTGGTATTTGCCGTCTTTCTTTTCATCCATATGTAACAGATAACAAAGAAGAAATTGATTTGATGTAATATTTAAATCACAAAGCGTACTTACATACTTAGATACATCGTTAAACATTTATTTCATATTTTTATTTATTGTTTTGTAGTTAATGTTAAATTAGACAATTTCTGATACAGACTCAATCCATTGTACATTCGGTGTCTGTGTTTGCTTACTTCGTAGCCATTTTTCAGATTGAGAGTTTTTGATATAGAGATTAATTTCTCTAGCTCTCTTTCCTTCAACTTTACGAATTGCTCTACCAGTACGCTGTATACTATCTATTGTTGAACTATTGAAGCTCGTCAAAATAGCATTTTCAACCCCTGGTATATTAGCTCCTACATTTAAAGCTCTTGCAGTATTCAAGATTTCTAATTCATTATTTCGGTATTCTTCTATTACTTGTTCTTTCAACCTATCCTTGCTAAATCGTGTAAGGTTATGTTTTTTATAGGCATACTTGATTTGTTTCCAAGTGTAGATATCTCCTTTTTTATCTTTATATCTTGTTTTACCATCCACTTTTACAGCTCTTGCAACCAATTTGCCAGATTTATTTCTGACTTCTGTTGCAAGTGAACTATGATATACTCCTGTATTAAAACCTTTCTCTTCAAGCATTTCATTTAATTTATCTGCTGAAGATGTAACCTCACTAAAGGTTAAAGTTTTTGTATTAGGGAATTTCTCTATAATTTTTAAAGCTGTTTCCAGTAAGATGTCTGCTGAGTAAAGCATTTTCTTTCGTTGTTGCATTACTCTGTTAGCTTGTACAGCATGTATTTTAACTACTTTTGGGCTCCATTGCATATGTTTAGCAATGTTTTCACACACTTTATCATCACCTATAGCATTAAACATCAATGTAAGGTTGAAATCAAAAGTAGAGAAGTACTTAATGAATTGTTTGTTCATCTTATCATATCTTCTCTGTGTTTCTTTATCTAGTTCTAATCCCAAATTATATACTGTAAATTGACTAACGTATCCTTTTTCAAGTGCTTCCTTTAACGGAAGTTTGTCTACGATAGGAGCATTTGCCTTCAAAACCTGTTGGTCTTCAGGATCATCTCTTTCTTGTGCTGTTAAGCCTATCACAAATTGTCGTCTAACACAGTCAAATACTTTAGAGAACTCTTCTCCTCCAGTATAGCTGTGAACTTCATCGAGTACCAAAATATCATAATAATGATCATCTTTGATCACATTGTGTACAGTATCTACTACCGCATTTGGTATTTGATGATTCTTAATGTGTTCTTTCCACTGGTTACGTAAATAATCAGTAGGAACAACGATTAAAGTAGTTAAGTCTTTATCTTCATATGACTTAATTAAGTGCCTGATACCAAGTATAGCTAAATAGCTTTTTCCAGTACCAGTTGCCCACTCAAATGTTCCTACGCAATTATTTTTGTACCATTGGTAAAGTGCATAATGTTGACGTTTTAATCTGTCTTCATCGACTTTGAATGGTTTCTCTATTGTTTTTCCCATATCTCTATAAGTGTTATTTTGCATTGGTTTACTATTTCTGCACTTAATGAATTTTTATGATTATATTCACTAATGTAGTTTAATCCTGTTTTACGACCTTGTTCTATTTTTTTAAGTAACTCTTCTTCAGTCATATTATATATTTTACTGTACCATACATCTTTACCTATTAAGTGATCGAACTTTATTTTATATCCTTTCCATACACTTACTTTTGTGTTATTCATTATAAAAAGCTTAGCTGTTTTGGTTCAATTATATCAATGATCTTTCTTACTTCTTTTATGTACCAATTGTAATTGATATCATAATCATCTCTTTCTCTAAATTTGTTAAATACTGTAGTCTTTTGTCCTTTGTAAATAGCATAAGTTCTATCTCCTTTAGATTTATATAGATATCCTCCAGAGTTAGATAGATAAACTCTATTAGTTTTTTGAAGATCATCTGTTTTCTCTTCGTTTCCATCTAAGTAGTGATATTTAATTTTATAACCACTATTGCTTTTTACTCTTCCACAGAAATCAAGTATATCATCATGTTCTTTAATAGTTTTCTCAACTGGTTCTCCAAATATGAAATAGTTTTGAAGAGCAATTGGTATAATTTTGAATGATGGGTCTTTGTGCCAATCTTTATCTATTTCAAATGCACCTTTGTGCTTAATTTCTCCATCAACAGTTTGTGCTACATAATTATTAACATCTCTTATAGCAAGAGTTTGATATTGATCATGTTCTAATATGAGTTTTGTTTCTTCCATCCACTTATCACAGATAGCTTTGTATTCTTCTACTCTGTCTTTATGTACAACAAATTCAAAACCATCTGTATTAATCATTATAGCTTCGAACCCTGCTTTCTGTAGAGTGATAGATAGATCAGACAATTGTATTTGTCCATTTATAGTAGTTATCATAGTATATTTAGGATCATAGAGAAATGAATACTTATCATTACTCTTACCATATACACCATTAAGACCCAACTTCAATCCTTTATCAGTAGCTATAGTATCTTCTGTTTTAGGGTCTGCATATTTAGCTTCAACCCTTGTGTCATACATATCTTCATATACTATCACAAAGTCATAACCAAGGTGTTCTGGGTAGAATCCATTTTGAATAGATAAGTTAGGGTAATAACTACTTACATCACTGGTCATTATTAAATAATTTTCTGACCTTTTCCACACTTTTGATCTTTTACAACCATGTATACCTCCTGTACCAAAATCATAAGGCATACCTTCAAATACTATTCGATGATTAATACTGCCTTTAGTCTTTTCAATTACTCTTTGACTTAAGTCGTCAACAAAATCTTGTATCTCTTTATTTTGTATATTATAAGGCAGTATACACTCAGATAAATCTATTTCAGATCTATTAGTACGTTGTTTTTTGAGAACCCTCTTTGGTATTTGTTTCTTCTCAGCTAATTTAGTTAAGAAGATCTGTTCACCTATCTTAGGATCATTCCAGTTTAAACAATTAATACCATACTTTTTCTTTAATGTTTTACGTAATGTAATTTCACTTTCTGATTCTCTATAGAATTTTAGAGTTGAATATACATCATTTTTATTATAATGCTTTATTGCTTCTCTCTCATCATTACTTACATGATGATCAAATTTGAATGGTAAATCTTGTACATTGTGCCACCCCATTGCTACTTGTAAATCCTTTAGACTAGTTATCTTAGCCATATTGTCAAAGTGGTGGATCTTAAATAGATCAAGTTGAGGTATACGAATCTTCCAATATGGAAANCCCCATTTATCTTTAATNATTTTTTGACCTTCTTTATATAAAGCTCTAGCTAATTCTCCTCCATATAATCCTTTATTGTATAGCTTAATAAATGCTTCTATCATCGGGTAATCATAATGAAGATTATTAAACCCAATCATTCCTTGTTGTTTCTCTAACCAATTAAAGTAAGCTACACTATCGTCTTGAAAATCACTTATTTCAAAATAATACTCATCTCCGCTGTCTATATCAACAGCGAAGCATGAGTGAAAATTTTGAAATTGTTCGAGGTCATATGCTACAATCATGAATCAATAAGCCCTCTAAGTTGCTTACGTAATTCACGAACAGTAATTGTACCATCTGTTGCTACTGGACCAAGAGTAGATATTATTCTTTCTAACTCATTATAAGTATATGTATGATCACTACAACCTAATTTAAATGTATGATCATCTTTATGTTGAGCACCTTCTTCTGTTACTTTAAAACCAAATATTTCTTTTGGTTCATCTACTATTTCAGCCCATTCGCCATTTTTATATACGCAAAGACCATGATAGAAAAGAAGATCTTCTTCTTTTTCATATTTATGTTCTCTTTCAGGTGTAGCTGTACTTTTTCCGTAATAAAAAGATTTAATGGTAGTATTTTCATCATATGCTTCTTTAATTAGAACATTTTTTATTTCTTTATCAGTTGCTTTACGACCTTTATTTTTTACAAATGAATAATTATATGACCATGATCTTCCTGTATTATAACAGTATTTTTCACCAAGTTTACTTACCCAAGTTTCACTTTTCATATAACCACAATTATCAACAGCAAACCAATCACCATCTTCAATTTTCTCTTCTTCAGTAGTGATTAATTCAATAGCCTCTTCTAAAGATACTCTTGGAAATTCAGGATCAGCATCATCATAATCTAAATAACAAATAGTTTTATCTTCCCAGAAATGCAAATATGGTTTTTCTGTATAAGTTACACTTTTGTTATTAGCTCCAGTCCATCTCCAACCGTTCTCAAATGCTAATTCTTGTAGTATTTTAGAAGTTGTTGGGTTTACTTTTATTGAAAATTGTTTCATTTGTTTATTAAATTTAACATTATAAATTTTTTGTAATTGAGCTAATGTTATCTCTATTCCTTCAGGTTTTCTATCAGAAAAACTCCATATGAGCCTTTTCTTATTGATAGGGTGAGCTCTAAGATTACAATAAAAATAACCACTAAATCCTCCATTTACATTAGTATCCTTTTTTGTATTCCATTCTTTAAATTCTTTTGATCCTCTAATATACCATCCTTCTTGTTTAATATAATCTATTTCAGATACTTCTTTCCAGTTATTAGGACAACCTTTGTGGCTTTGAGCAACAGTTACTTTAGTTAGAGCATCTGTCCAAGCTATTTCATTTTCTTTGTATATTTTACCAATATGAATACCATATCTTTTAAGACTTTCGTCTTTAATTCGTTTAAAATACCTCATAATTCAATTTTATTGTTTTTAAATTCATTTATTGGGAACAAATATATGTGTCGATACATTGTTCCTCTTACTTTAAATTCTTCATAAAGGAAAAAGTATTCCTCACCATCATATGTAAACTTATATGTTTTACGATGTTGGGGAGAAACAGTTCTCACTGTCTCACCCTCCACCATTATATTTACACGATGTTCATCGTCAATATATTCCGCAGTTATGTTTTTAGAAGTAGGCATTTACTTCTTCTTCTTGTTTTTGATTTACTTTTTCTGCTTTCTTTTTGATATTATTTTCACTGGATGTGCTTTGTTGTTTCCTCTTTCTTGGAAACTTCTCTGATAACAGCGACTTAATATCTTCAAACTTGCTAGGAATTGGTGTACCTAGTTCATTAGCACGTTTGCTAAGTTGTTCAAGTTTGTCTGCAAATAGAAGATTAGCATCAGAACATCTTTCGATGTTAGACTCTGCTTTTTGCTTATCTTTTTTGGTTCTGGATACATCAAGCTTATATTCAAAGAACCTTGTTTGATCTGAGTAATATCTCATTCGCTTCATGCAGTGTATAGCTGCCTTTAAGCATGATCTTAAATCAAGTTCTTCAATTGGAGTTTCTGTACCGTTGGACCATTGCCACATATTAGAAGTCTGCATATTTCTTTACTTTATTTAGTTAATTGTTTGAGCGTTGAGCTTACTTTTTGAGCAGTAAGTTTACCTGTAGTTATTTATTTAGCCATCTACACCATTGTTTTTTAGGTTTTTATTTCTATGAGCGATAACAAATCCTTTTATGAAAGCATCATGTACCAATTCTACATCTTCAATTGATACATTATTATCATAAGCAAATTTATCTATCTGATAGTTTAATTCATTGAGTTCTTCATCTGAGACTTCATTCTCTATATATTTTAAGTCTTCCATTTTTCTATTTGTTTAATTGTTAATAATTATTCTTTTTAGCCCATTCTGCACCTGCTAAAAATCCCCTTTCTAGTAAAGAATCTTTACCATAAGCAAATGCTGGATTTTCTAGAATATACTCTTCACATGCCTCTTCCAAAGACTGTTTAGGAGGAAATAGGGTGATGTGATTTTGTTGGTCTAAATATACTTTATCCCATTGTATATCAGATTTTTTACTTTCATAACTAATACAAGATATACATTTAAGTAATACTTCATCTCCATCTTTCATCTTCCCATCTACAATAGCTTGCAAATGTTTATCAGAGAAATGTTCAGGAAGAGCTAAGACTTTCTTATATCTATCTCTGAATGCATTATAATGGCTTTGTTTTACTCTATCAGTACATTTATTTATAGACCTTCTTGAAATGTCGTAATAGCAATCTCCTATTTCTATCTCTTCTGCTTCAGAGATGATGATAGGTTTAGACTTAGGTGTTTTTGATTTTTGACCTAAAGTATTAGCTTCTATTTCAGATTCTTTATCTCTTAATAAAACTAACTTACCTTTATGTACTAAATGCTCACCCTGACTATCAGAGTATTTTTGTGTTGTCGATACCTTTGGTTGATACATTATCTTTCCTTGGTTTAATTGTTTATATTAATAATTGGAACCGAAATAGGATTCGAACCTATACTTACAGACCCTTTATTACAGGGCGACATACCATTTTCGCCTTTATCTGCCACTCGGTTCATAAAAAAGTTATATTTTAATATGCTTCCAAGATCTTCCACAATTAATTTCTTTTATTGTTGTTCTACCAACATTAAATATATCTGCTATTTCTTGTTGAATCATGTTTGTTTCTTCTAACAAGTGTTTAATGACTCTTACTTGTTTTTCATTTAATTTAGCAAGGTTTACGTTTTCTCCTACAATACTATCATACATTCCATTTTTTATAGCATGTCTAATATTTTGAGATTGTGTACACCATTCTAAATTTTCAATTCTGTTATCTGTCTTAATTCCATTTATATGGTTTATCTGAGGATAATTATTTGGATTTAGAATAAAATGCTTTGCTATTAATCTATGTAATAAAAAAGTACGACTCCCTTCATTATTAGATAATCCAATTTGGACGTAACCTTTATTATTAATAGAGCCTTTTAATTCTTCTCCATTTCTACCACACTTAAATGATAGTATTTTTCCACTTCTTGTTATTTTATAATCTGGATAATTGATTATTGTTTTCATATAGTATTATTAAATTTGTTATAATAGGTTGTTTATGATCTGTTTAAAACAGAATATATATCTTCCTAAGATAACAAATTTCCCCGCCCTTGCCAAAGGGAATGCTTTCTCAATTAGGTACGACCACTCGTTTAGGTGGTCTTCCATCCTTTACACTTAACATCATTCCACTAAACACGCTATTGGCTATAGCTATATAATTTAAATATAGGACTTATATGCCTACTTA